TCGCCTACACCCGCATCTTCTAAGCTTCTAATAAACTGGAGTAGCTCTGGATTATTTTTCAAAGCAGGAAGATATAAAGAGCTTACAATCGGCGCTTTAGGGGCTTCTTGCGCGGTTGGGGCAACAGCGGAAAATAGACCTTTTTCTGTTTTAGCAGTTTGTACCGCTCTAGTAACTACCTCTGCAAGCTCGGCCCTAGTCTTTTCATCTTTCATAGCAGCGTTATACGCTTCTCTGTTTTGAGATAAGTAAATAAGAGGGGCGGTAACTCTGTCAACCCCTTTGCCTTTTGGTATTTTTAAGTTACCAAGAGTAATGAAATTTTTATTATCTGTTGCACCCGCACGAATCCTAGCAGCTTCTTTGGTTGCGTCTGCAGATATACGTCCAGCTTCAAGTCTAGTCTCTCTCTGAAACTCAAGTTCTTTCATGCGCTGTGCTGCAGCGTCTGCACGTTCTGCTTCTGCAGCTTTCTCTGCACGATACCTATCAATGTTCTTATCAACTGCTTGCAACGCACCTGTCGCAAAACTCATAAAAGGTGATACCATTAGACCATCTCCTCTTCTTCCATTTCCATAAAGCTAGCCTCTTCTTTCATGGGCGGCGCTTTTTCTCCCTCTTCTTCAGGCATGTCTTCATCCTCTTCCAACAGGAGATCAGTTGCATACATAATCTTTTCATACATGTCTGGTCTGTTTTGTTCCATGATAGCCATGACTTTCTCTTCAGGTATCCTACCCTCTTCTTTTTCAAGATTGGGGTCTTTGTTGAAGATGGTTGCAGGTATGCCGTTCTCTAAAGCTAGTCCTATGAAGTGCATGGCAATCGGCATCTTTAGTAGCTCTGACATGTCAGGACTCCAGTAGCCCTCTGTAAAACCTGTAAAGGTAATTGTATTTGTAATAGCCTCAATAGGCACACCACTAAGCATAAGCCGCAGGAAATTCTCTTCTACCTCTGGCTGCTCAACACGGCTAACCACCCACGCCATAGCCTCTTCAGGTTGAGTATACTCTGCAGGTTTTTCCCACGCCCATTTCTGTGGCTCTGAGGTTAGCGAGTGGCCGGGAGGAGGCGCGTTGAACCTGTCAATGGCATCAATGCTGCCCTCCTGTGGACGCAGTGCTTCCTCTATCTTAGGGTCGCGGTAATATGGATCAGGGTTTAATGCCATCGTATTTCCTCTATGCTGTTCTCGGAATGGCTAACTGTCGTAGCCGTGTGCCGGGAAGGGCCTGTTTAGTTCCTTTAGGGCTAGTAGCTCCAGATATCATATCAGCTAAATCGTTTGTAGTGGTCACTGTGCCAGCCCTAGCCATCTGGTTGGCAACTGCTTGGGCTGCAGACATCGCTCTGTTAGATTGGGAGATAGCTGCCTGTACCGCACGTTCACCACTGGTGGCCTGTCTAGCTCTAGATGTCCTACCCGCTGGCGTCGTTGGCGCACGGGCTGATGTAGGAAGTGCAGGGCCAGTTCTGCCTCTGCCCTGTGCTTGTGCTTGTTTACCACCACCCCTTTGAGCCGCACTTGCAAATGCACTTATTGCTTTGGCTGTTTCTTCACCTACGCCAAGAGTATCAAAAAGAAAATCTTTTGCCTGTTGGGCTAAAGAGCGTTCACCTTTATAGTCTGGGCTACCTTCGTATTGAACAAACCCTTGATCATAAATCGTAGGTGTTGTAGGATCGCCTCTATCATAAGCTAATATGTTTCCTTCAAAAGGTTGTTCACGAAGGTAGTCATCATCTGAAAACCTACCCGCTGCTTCATCATCTCCCATGCCAAAAAACCCTGAGAAACTAGTGTCGGCGGCTCCAAAAATACTACTGTCTTCCATATAATCAAAGTCAAAGTCAGAACCTTTCTCAGGATAATAAGTGTCAAATATTCCGGCTAAACTCATTTTACGCTCCCAATATACCAAACACGCCGTTGATCACGGTGCTACCAAGCGCACTAAAGAACTGGTTCTCACGTTCTACTTCATACTGTTCTGCATTGAAGTCTTGTGTTTGAGATAGAATAGCTGCATTGTGCGCTCTCTGTGCAGCATTCTCAGATATCTCAACCATCCACGTAGCCTCATCTCTGTATCTCTGCCACAGTTTATCCAAAGATGCTTGATTAATTCCTAGCAAATTCATTGCGTTAAGTCGGTTAGCTTCATTCTGACCAGCCGTATTAGCTGTGTTTATGTTTCTACGCCATACTGCGTTAGATTGCTGTATCAAGTTCTCATTGGAGATGTTGAACCGCTCTCTCGCATCGTTAATCTTTGTAAAATAACGTGCGGCGGCGTTAGTCTGGTCAGCGTTAAACTGCTCCATAGCTGCCATACGGCTAGCATTAGCGTTGGCTACCTGCGTCTCTAGCTCAGTGAAGAACTGATCTACCTGTAGCTGAGACTTTGCGTTAAACTGTCTGGCTGCATTCTCCTGCGCCTGATCAGTAAACAGCTTCTGAAACTTAGACTGCAGATCAATCGTTTTTAGTTGTTGTTCATTGCTTAGGTTCTGCGTGTCCATCTGCAGAAAAGCACGGGCATTGTTTACAGCGCCTTGCATGGCTGCACTAAGATTAGCCCTGTCCATTGCAGCGTATGTAGCTGCATTCTGCAGAGTGGCTTGCTGTTGGTTGTTGAGGTTCTGTAACTGAATGGTGGCATACTTGTTTGCATCTTGCTGTGCAATTGGTATACCTGACTCCATGATTGCTTGGCTAATGGCTGCAGCGGCCATAGAGGACCGCCCTAGTCCTCTTTGTGCCATCATGCCACCTACCTGTCTGACTGCAGGTGCTGCCCATGCAGGGGGTGGTTTACCTTCTTCAAACGACTTGAAGAGTTCGCCCATTTGGAACTTGAGCGTAGCCCTCTCGTCTAGCTCTGCGGTTGCCCCCTGTGCGATTGACTCCTCAGACACCGCACCTTCAATGTCACCAACAAGAGACTGTGCAGATACTTGGCCTTGGGCTGCAGCAAACTCTGGAGTATCCTCAGATACAAACGACTGATAAGTAGCTGCCGCTGTGCGTGGAGGTGTGGGTAATTCCAGCCCAGTTACAGAGGCTTCCTTAACAGGCTCCGTCATAGGCGCAGCTAACTGAGTAGGAGTAAATAGTTCACTCTCCTGAACTTGCTGTTCCTGAAAAGGCACAACCGTCCCTGTAGGTAACGCAGGAGGAGTAGCCTCATCAAGGTCAGCCTTTTGTGTAACCTCAGTTAAAAGGTTAGTTGTTGCCTCCGCTGGAGTGAACTGACCTGCTTGTAGCTCGTCAGCAGTTTGGTTTTCCTCTGCCATGTTTTATTCCTTGTTTGTGAACAAATCCTCGGCCTGTTCTTTATTTTCGTACTCAGCTAACTTCTGACTAACAGCAACTAGTTTCGCCTCTAGCTCTGCACACTTAGTCATTGCAACGTCACGCTGACGTACCAGCACCTTCATTAGATTTTCTGTAATATTAAGTTCCATCTCGCTTGCTTTTCCTTTCTTTAATCATGGCCCAGAGCCTAAAGACTAAAAGCACAGAGCCACCAACTAACATGAATAGTTGAAGGCCCTGCTCCACCCATTGCAACCAAAGGGGCGTAGATACCAAGCTAGTAGCTATTACTGTATCAGTAGCATTTTTTAGTCCATCAGGCGTCTTTAAGTCCATAGTATTATACCTTATTTGAAAGAAAAAGTCAAGATTTTTGTTTATTTAGCTGTTGTTTTATAAAGTCAATTTCTGCTCTTATACGTTCAATTTCTCTAGTCTTACGCTCTACTGTTTCAGGACTCATCATTCCAACAAGAACATTTACTCTATTTCCTAACGTATCCACTGCAGTGTCTAATTTATTTACTCTAACATCTAGGGTACGAATGCGAGTTTCTGCATCCTCTAAATGCTCCATCATATTTTTTATTTGGTTTTTAGCTATAGCTGCCGCAGAGACAACCGATACGAGCATACCTCCTATTGTTACAAGAAGAGATATATCCATTTAAAAATTGTAACCTCCCTTACGTAACTGTTCTAACCACCAAATCGGGTTGTTTCTAAAAAAATAAACATCCCCATTTACTTTTTCATCGTTACTCGCATCTGGCCTCCATCGACCTGCACAAGACTTTTCAGCCGCCCACTGATCAAACTCTGCTCCGGTGCCGCTATAATTTTCATAAGCATCCCACATGCCACATCTCCAACATGTTTTAAGAGATTCTTTGTTCTTTGACACATGCCAGCAGTCATCCTCTTTACCACAAGCATAAGCTTCCCCCTTTGATACTATCTCTCTTAAACCATCAGGTAAGGCTTCATACTGCTCAAACCTGCCAGACAGATTTTCTAAAAAAGTTCCTGTATCAGTTTTTGATGGGAAAGGATCAATGGCTAAAACATCAAGCTCTATGTCTGAAGTGCTGCAGTAAAAAAGTTTGCCTGAGTAGCTTAACTTTGATGGATGTTCTTTAATGTCCCATAGCCTATCTGTAGCTGTATTCTCAAGACTGTAGCCCGTAACTGTAGCATCACAATCATTATCTTTTGCTACAGATATCATTTTATTTCGTCTGTTGAGAAGAATACTAATATTTCCTTTAGAATTTTCTTTAGTCCCTATCTCTCTAGTAGGCATATTTTCTTCAGCTATAGGTTCAATAGACACTGGAGAAACCCATGTAAAATCTCTCACATTGTCCTTTAACCAATCCTTAACTGCAACAGCATGCTCCTCTTCCGCTTGAATCATATCATCAGGTAAATACTGTTCTTTAAAAAATGTAGACACAACTTCATAGCTTGTTTGCGATAGCCACCGCCATGCTGCGTATGCAGAGTTAATTCCTCCGCTAATTGGAATAAATACTTTCATTTGTACTCCTACCCAACCGTGCCGTTAATTGTTCCTGAACTATTTACAGTAACTGTTCTACCATTTTTTCTTATAGCATATCCTGCTGCACCTCCGGGGCCTCCTGATCCTGCACCTGTAACTACTGGACAACTGCCCGGTGCGCCACCACCGCTACCGCCACCAGAACCTGCTGCACCAAAACCTCCTGCAGAACCTGTAGAGCCTGTACTACCTTGTGTATTAGGAGCAGCACCACAGACGGGATCATTCTTAATGCCGTCATAGCCAAGCCCTTGTCTTATTTGGCCTAGACCGCCACCACCGCCGCCGCCACCGCCGCCACGAACTTTACCACTACTAGATATGTTAACAATACCAACTCCTGTATAAGGTGTACTAGACTCCCAATATATAGCGTCTCCACCTGTACCACCAGCAGACCCCGGTCTTCCCGCGCTTCCATTAGAGCCTGTAAAACCATCTATGTTTCCATCTACATTGATGGTAAGAGGAGATGCAGCATTAATAGCTCCTGTTCGCATAGCGTAAGTACCGCTGCCGCTAACAGTTACTCCAGAAGCAACATTTACTACAATTGATTGACCTGAAGGAGCATCATATCCTGCAGCATTTGCTGCCGTAAGCACATTATAGTTTGATGTATTAGAACCAATATTTAATACTAATGGTGATTTGCCACCAGAACCAAAGCCTAATATAGCGTAACCAAAACTCATAATCTACTCCAAGTTAAGCGTCGTTAGCTGCATCAGTTGTAAAGAATAATTTTATACCAATTAGCCGTGCATCCTCTGCCATGTCATCATTACTGTCAGAAACATCTCTAAATATTCTAAAGAAGCACATATCTCCAGCGGCAGGGCTTCCTGCAATTGTTACTGCGCCACTCTCTGCAGTTACACAGAGGTCTTCTGCAGCGCCCAGAGCATCATCAGTCACAACCACTGCCGTGCCATATGCAACGTCAATAGTGTCATTATCAGAGACTGCCACGCCTTGCAGACCCCAAGCAACACCATCTGTATCTGATGCGGTGGTTGTCCAAAAGACTTGAAAAGTGACTGTGCCTTCGTTCCAACTTTTAGGAAACGCAACTTGAAATTGAGCGTGTTCGTCTGATGACGCATCAAAGTCCAAGACATTCATATCTGGGCGACCAGAGGTTGTTTCTGCTGTTGTAATATTAGCACAGCCGTTTGATGCTGTTGGCAACATAGCTGCTGCAGGAACAAAGATGGTTTCTTTACC